GCAGAGAGTTTGCCGCCGCTCTGACAGAGTTATAATTTTTGCCAAAATTGGTAATATCAGAATTTAATCCCTTAATTAAGTCTGCTGACGGCTTACCTTTTTGCCCTAGCTCCATTAGCTTCAATCCCATCTCATCTGAGTGCATTTGTGCCCGCAGAGCCCTGTCTAGTTGAGCGTTTTGGATATTTGCCCATCCTCTCGCGTTCTCCATGTCAGCCTGACGGATGCTTTCATCCAATCGCCCTTTCTCAAGTTGGCGACCAACCATCTTATCCTGATAATCCAGCATTTTATCCGGACCAACAGCCCCTAGCGTCATAGTAGTCAGCATGTGTGATAGCTGCTCTGGATTCTGGATACCTGTCTGAATCATCCAGTCAGCATTCGCCCCCACGCGATTTAACCTGTCCTTGTTGTCAGTAATGAATTTACTGTAGGCTTCCGGTCCCTGAGAAAGAGCGACGTTAGCCCTCATGGCTAAATCGCCCATATCGTTGCGTTGCTGATCATTAAGACCGGAAAACGCCTGTTGTGCCTGTGCAACAAACGCTGGATTTTCCTGGGCAAACTTAAATAGCCCCGATGGATCACCAGAAGCCCATGCATCAGCGTGAACCTTATTGAACGCACTAATAGCTTTCTGTTGCTGTTCCTGATTGTAAATATCAGCAACTCCAGCCAGACCACGTAACGCGGTCAGGCCAACGTTATTTGCACCTGAGCGAGCCAGTTCATTGTTTTCGCGGATCAGGCCAAGCGTTGCATTAATGTCTTTTGCCTTTGGCGCATTCTCGTTTTGCGCACCAATGCCAGCCAGAAAACCACCAGAATTAATACCCTGTTGCCACGTAACCATTGATTAACCCTTAATAAAGCAGTGAACCAAGCAGACCGATACCAGCACCGATACCAGCACCCCACGGAGTTGATGAACCAATTAATTTCGCAAGTCCAGCCCCAGCAATAGCACCAGACGCACCTCCGCCAATAGCAGATTGCATTGCTGATGGTCTGTTGGCATTTGCCGCTGCAAGAGCCGCACTTTGCTGCGAAATCTGACTCATGTTGTTGGCATATGTCTGCCCGGCGTTTGCCTGCCCCTGAAGAGCGCCAAGACCGATATTTGCCAGGTTGTTGTAATTGTTCATTTGTCCAGACAGCCATTGCTGACCAAGCGTTGGTGCGATTGTTGCTAACTGATTACTGGTTGCGGTGGAACCCAATCCACCTGTTGCTTCCGCTGCCGCCAGACTCTGATAGCGAGCCTGACCAGCAAGATCTTTATACTGCTGAGAGTTGTAATACTGGTTAAGCGCCTGACCTTGCCCTTCCAGAGACGATAAGTTCTCGAGGCTGCCGAGATACTTATCAGCCAGAGGAGTAAACGGCTTCAGGTTGTTCATGATGGTGTTGAACTGCTTATTTTGCAGGTCTGCGGCATACTTCTGGGCTTCTGCGGCATACTTTGCGCTTTTATCAGAGCTACCACCTTTCCCGCCTTTTTCAGGGCAATAAGGTTCCTCGCCGCGCAGTTTTCTGCCCAGCTTAAATGCATATAACATGGCTATCTCCCGTGATTCAGGAAGTCGATTAGTTCTTCGCGTGTGGCGCTGTAAAACGTCACGTCATCCACGCCTTTGAAGTATTTCTTGATGGTTCCTACACGCTTAAGGCCAATCATTGCGCAGTACATCTGACCGTGACGGAATTTGCGTGCAGCGAACGACGTTACGCACTGAACGGTGGTGTTAGTCAGAATGTATCGCCAGAACGCCAGCCCAATTTCCTTGCTGAAGCCGCGAATCTCTGGCAGGTACATGGCGTGGCAATCTAATGTCAGCGGCTGAATCTCCTGATAGTAAACAATGCCGCCAAACTGACCGTGCACGTTCACCTCAAAGTAACGGCATTCAGGCTTGTAGTCGTATCCATCACCGTTGTTGCTACCAGCGATAATGTCAGGGTGATTTCCGACTGCTTCGATCAGGTCGATGTTTCGCGTTGGTTTGAACTGAATCATCACTGCTCCGCGATTATCTTGATGGTTGTGGCAGTAAACGCCGCCCCATTTGACTGGATGGTTAACGTACTGCCATTTGTGGCAAGAAAGCCGTCTTTATCCACGCTGAAGAACGTAGCTAACAGGATGTTGTCGGTTGTTGTCGCCGCATTACGACTGCTGACCAGTGTGTCAGGAACAGAGCCGGAAAAGGTTAGCTGCATTGACCTGTTTGCGGTTCCGCTGGGCCACGTCCCGACAATCGACAGCTTGAAGAACAGGGTTTTGTTCTCGTTGAACACAACCATCTTGTTGTTAACGGTGTCGAAGAATGGTGCCAACGTGCCGGATGACGGCGTTAGCGTTTTCAGCAGGCTAACAAGGTTGGTCGGCGCTGTCGGGATGGTTACAGATACTCCTGAGTAAACAACCTCTGATTTCTTGCGCGTGATGGCATACTCAAGCGCAGATATTCTTGTTGAGTGATCACCAACTGTGCTTTGTAGCGTCGAAATACTTCCCTCTGCCGCTGTGAGCCTGGTATCAAGTGCGTCGATATCGGTTGTATTCTGAGTTATTCGCGCATCATGGTTTGCTAACTCAGATTCATTGGCAGCAATTCGCGTCTCGTGATCAGCCAGCTCTGTTTCAGCAGCCGTAATCCTTGTTTCATGATCTGCAAGAGTGCTTTCCGCTGCTGCGATTCTATGTTCATGATTGACGAGAGTTGCTTCAGCAGCAGCAATTCTGGATTCATGGTCTGCAAGGGTGACATCCTGCTCATCATTCTTCACCTGTGCATCATAAGCTCCCTTCCCTGCTTCGTTGGCCTTGTTAGCCACGTTACCAACATCAGTACCCTGTGCGATAACGTACAGCAGATATGACTGCGAGAAGATATTGCGTGGAAGGACTGATGTGTCGAGTCGTGTAGCCTGAATGATTACCGGCTCATTGAGATTCGAATCAGCCATTACTCGATCCTTATCTGGCAGCCAGACAGAGTGACAGGTGACTTCGTGATAACGCGCAATTTGAAGCCGACATTTTTCCTGATGCGCCCGACTCGCTTCCACAAAACACGCTTGTCGTAAACGAACGGTTCATTCTGCTCAATCATCTGCTCACGACCGTAATTGATGCCATCAGTGGTTGCCGAGAGGAACAGGCGGTCGGCGTACTGAGCGACCCCCGTCGATGATTCCACCTCCAGATCAAAGCATCTGGCGTTATCTGCTTTGAAGAGTGGAGTAAACAGCAGGTGTTCTTGCTGTAGCCCATACTGGCTGCTGATGTCGAACTGCAATTTTCCGGTCACGGACTCCAGCTTATCGCCGCACGTTATCTGATTGCCTTCGTAAATGAAGTCGATAGCGCGGTACACATCGTCATACAGGCCTGTTTTCAGCACACACCATTGCGGACCATTGGCGCTTGAAGATGCGTCGTACACAAGGACGTGACGCGAAAGATGGATAATCAGCAACTCATGAGCATCAAACCGCAACGATTCCATCACACCATCAGCCAGTTCATCAGCAGTGTAGGAGCGGAGGATTTTCTCAATGCTCGCGCTGGCGATTGGTGATACCTGACCGGAGCCGATGATGTATACAGACGGAGCACCTGTTGCCGGATTGCTGATAAACGCATAGGAATCAGCAAACGGCGTTTTGCAGTAAGTTCCGGCAATGCCTTTCTGCACCATCAGTGATGGCTGTGCGACATACAAAGCGGCACCAACGGTGGTTGCCCCAGTCAGGGAAAAATATTCAATCGTCGATGAACCAAAGCAGACGATGAAGTCTCGCCATGTTCCGATGCCGAGGATACCGTCCGGCTGCGATTCTGCGCGATATTGTGCGCTGTAACGGTCAGGATGCGATTCGTCTTCAGGGTCAGTGATAAACCATGAATCCGTGCCGTCTTTTGACCACGCATAACGCCCACGTAAACGCGTAATGTCGCGAACCGAACCTAACTCATACTGAGTGAATCCGCTGTCTGTAGGCCAGTTTGAGACTGTTTTAACCGTTCCATCATAGCGATACTCGACCAGTTGACCATTAACGCCTACCGCCTGAGATGTTCGACCATGCGCCATTGATACGCGACCACTTCCGGCAACATCACCGACCTCGCTTTCGCCCTTATACAACTTGCCACCGCAAACGCGATAAACAGCATTCTGCGCCATGTTGTACTCGACACCGCGCGATACACCATTCACATCAGAGCGTTTGGCAATGCCAGGGAATGAGCGAAGATATCCACTGCTGTTGAGGATTTCTTTGGGGGTTGCCAGCATATTCACTGGCAGATAGTCGATATAGTCGGCGTTTCGAAAGTCTTTGCCGACACCTTTCATAAGCGGAAGTTGCTGAATCGGCATTATTCGCTCCCGTTATCGCAAGGTTCCTTTCGCTGGAAGTAATTCCAGCCGTTCCACTTCGCCAACTGGTTACCACTACCAACAGGCATACGGTTTGGATAACCGGACTTACATTTAGCGGCTTTTGCTCTGTCCATTGCAGACAGTTTGACGAGTCTCTCTTTCCCGTATCTGGCAGTGGTTATAAGTTTTGCAGACGCTTCCAGCGCATAATCCGGAGCAATGCGGCAGGCAAGGTTGAAAATGACGGCATTGATAGCGTTATTTGATAAACCGTGCTCATCGCCCGGATCTGGAGCGACATCTGCATCAGCGAAAATGTAGCCAACGTTGATACCAGGTGACACATCACCGCCAAGCCATTCAGCCATCATCATTTCAAGGTCGTTGACGCCGTCTTCCATAGACTGCGGTTCGACATCGGTTAACGTGGCATTTGATGCCACACCGAGCTTACGTAATGCCGCAAGAACTAAATCACCCTTCGTTGTCAGGTTCATCTGCTGCCGCCTTAGGTTTTCGACCAGGCTTTTTACGCTGTTTTTCTTCTGGCTCTGGCTCTGGCTCTGGCTCTGGCTCTGGCTCTGGCTCTGGCTCTGGCTCTGGCTCTGGCTCTGCAACATCATTCAGAAGATTATCAGGATGTGCAAACCAGCCAGCATCCAGATATTCCTGAAGCTCTTCGGCTTTCACGATTTCAAAGTCGTATCCAACGCCTTTCCATTTCTTCATGTCGCCATGACGAAAGATCATGTGTGTCATGCTTGTCTCCAGATAAAAAAGGGAGCCGAAGCTCCCTCTGGTTATCACGCAGTCTGGTTAGGCAGACCAACACCAATTGCCTCTGGTCGTACAGCACATGCTGAATACCACACAGCAATACGGCACTTACCAGACAGAGTGTTGATATCACCCTGCGTTGCGAAGATGCCGTTAACACCAATACCTGGAATGCTGAAGGAAGAAGTTTTCATGCCAGCAAACAGTTCATGGGTTACCGGAATCGGCTGAGACAGCAGGCGGATTGAGTCATCAGCCCAGAACACGTTAGCGGTGGTTGTTGCCACGTTCAGAACGTTTACCGGAGTGGTATTAGCAAGAGAGGTGTTTACGTTAGCGTAAGCCTTCTCTTCTTTTGTCAGTGACGCGTCATCCAGCGCAATCGGCTTCGGCGTGATTTCGATGTGAGTACTATCGATCACTCGGGTGATTGAGAAAGTCGCATCATCAGTCAGCACGTTCTTCGCCATCTGAGACAGGAATTTCACACCAGTGAAGCTGATTTTGTCGCCGCGCTTAAATCCGGTGGTGGAGGATACGGTCACCGTTGCAACACGGTTGTCGACGTTCTCCTTGTTACCATCGGTATCAATGGTGTATGCCTGCGGCTTAAACTTCTGCGCTCCAGACACAGTTACACCAGTAGCGGTTGACTTGGTAACTGCCGGAAGTTTCGGTGAGCGAAGAATTTCATCAAAGCCAGCAATCTGACGCTGAATAGTACCGTTGCGATACGCTTCTTCAGGAACGCGACCGAAGATGTCACCATCTACCAGGTTGCGGCCTGCTTTGCGGTAATCGTCAGGATTCAGGAAGTAACTGATGCCCATATCGCGGTTTAGCTCACGGGAGAACATCAGTCGCTCTGCATCAGACACAAAATCCCATCCAGACAGGCCAGTAGATGGACCAATTGCGCGGGTATCGTGAACAACAAGCGAGCCCATTTCAGTTGCCTGTTTGGCAATTGCTGACTCAATGTTATTCGCCAGTTTTTTGGCGGATGCCTGGATGCGGCGACGGTAAGAACGCTCATCACGCAGGTCATCTGCACGAAGCTCGAAGAAATCGTTATCCGGATCGCCCATGTTGCATTTCACGGAGAGTTCCAGAATCCCGGTTGCGTTGTCAGTTAAATCCCAGCCAGTCTGGGTTGGCGCTTCCTGCTCAACAGGCATCCACACGGTGTTGCTTGAACGCTGCATTGATTCTGCCGGAGGGGTGTATTTTGTCACTTTGGACGCCATTGGCGTCAGGTTCTGGACGGTTTCGATGATTTCATCCAGAGCATATGTGACCAGTTGACCTTCATTTAATGCCATTATCGAATTCCTTTATTCAGTTGCGCCTTAAGCTTGCGGTACGTCTCTACATCCCCTTTGTTTGCTGCCGCTTCCATCTGCTTTTCAATCGCAGAGATATTTGCAGCAACAGCGTGTCCCTGAATGGGTTCATCAGGTAACGGGGCTTCTGAAACAGGCTTTGCTCGAGGCTTGAGAGTTAAACGTTCTGACAGTCGAGTGAGTTCAATCAGCGCGGATTGCCCGTCCATCGCCAGCAACTGGCGTGTTTTCTCAGGATTAGCACCAAGGTGATACATGAGAGCAGCGGATTTCTCCGGGAAGAGGCGCATGATGTCGGCACCGACTGCTGGCGGCACCAGTTGCATGAATGCATCCTCTTTCTCCTGATAGTCAGGGATATTGAGCTTTTCCGCTGCGTCGTAGTGCTTACGGGCTGCCTCGACGTATTGCGCTGATTGCTGGGTGAACTCCTGAGTTTTGCGACCCTGCTCGGCGACAGCCTGGCTTCGTGCGTCCATAGCCTTGATCTGCCATTCACTGTTTGCCTGCTGGAAGGCAGCCAGTGCGCGGCTCTGGTCATAGTCGTACTTAGCCAGTGCATCTTCGGAAAGATAATCGTTAGGGTCTGGTTGTTTCGGTAACTCAGGGTTCACCCGCAGGTGCTCCGGCAATTCTCCACGCTTAACCGCTTCCATCTGCTGCTCAAGCTCACGCTGGCGTTTGCGTTCGATGCGGCGACGGGCAAATTCAGCATTAGTTGCCGGGTCTTGTTTTGGTTTCTCATCGTCTTTCAGGACAATCTCGAAGCCTTCTTCCTGACCTGTGTTATCGTTGGCATTATCGACAACTAAGCCATCAGCAGATGCCGCTGCATGATTGCCGGACATGGTTAATTCTTCAGAAGCCTGAATGTCGGTGGTTTGGTCCATGATTAACTCTCTCTTATTGAGGTGTCTCGGCTACTCCGCCGGAGGGGATTTGAACTTGACGCATAAGATTCGCGAAATCCATGCGTTGTGAATGAGTCTGGTCTGCATCTTTAAGAAGCAGCTCAGCGTTAGCGCGAGCATCTTTGCTGCGCTGTTGCTGGAATTGACCTACGAGCTTGAGGTACTCACGCAGTTCTGCCTGCTTGTCGAGGTCCATATTGTTGAAGATTTCTGCAATCTTCGCGGCGTTGAGTTGGTTTTGGGCTTCAACCTTGGCAGCTTCAACCTGAATCTGCGCCTGTTGGTTCTCTGCCTTGAGCAATTCAGCCTGACCTTGCAGAAGGATGCCCTGCGCCTGAATTTGCTCTGCTGATGGCTGCTGCGGCTGTTGTTGTGCCTGCTGCACCATCTCCATCTCTTCAGGTGTTTCTGGTTTCTTCAGCCCCATCATCACCAGTTGCTTGTTCGCGTACTCTCGCATCATCTCGACGCCTTTACCGTCAAGCAGCGTGAAGTATTGCAGCATCAGCATCTGGAACTCTGGAGTACCTTGCGGAACCTTGGTGAGTAACTCCTGAATCTCTGCGCGGTTCTGTTCCTTCATGCTCTGGAAGGATGGTCCAACTCCTATATAGCACTCGTAGCGACCGCGAATGTCGTTGAGTGTGACCACATTACCGGACTGGTAATCGACAACTTGCGCGTAGAGTTGAACGTCTTTCTCGCTTCCATCTTCAAGTGTCAGCGTTACATGACGAGGGATGTCATAAATATCATTGACCATTGAGGCATAAATCTCGCCATCACGCCGCATTGCGGTAGCCAGGTTATCCTGAAACACGTATGTCTCAAGGTCTGACCGCATGTTCAGTTGATTGACGGTATCGAAAGAGACCTGAGAGTTTGCTGCCTGTGCATCCACGCCAAGACTAGCCACCTCTTTCACTGCGTTGGTGGCAGCCTCAAGCATGTAAGCGTTGGCTTGCGGCACTTCAGGGTTTTCCATGTAGGAGATTGGACCAATCGGCAGGTCGTTACCGTTTTCATCAGTCCTGTTCTGGAGATAGTACGGATAGTCATCATTTCCACCGTACATGTATTCGTAGCCTTCGATTTGCTCAGGGAAGAAGGTCGGTTTCTTCTTCGGTGAACGACCAACAATATCGGCGTTGAATGACATGATCATGTTACGAAGGCGTTGACCGTCTTTCGTCAGCCTTACCACTCCTTCGTAGCACTCCTTGTCACCAGCGAATGACCATTCGCCATACACTGGAACGATTGGAATATGCTCTCCTGCTATCTTCTCGCGGTCTTTCAGTATCTGCGTGCAGGTGATGATCGACTTATACACACGCCGACGCTTCACCTTGCGCTCTGCTACCTTAATGAATCCACGATTAGCCAGGTCGTCGATGACGTCTTTAATATCCTGCTGGTAATAGCTGACCGGCTCACCTGTCAGCGGGTCGCGGTAGATGAAGACTTTCTCCTTCTTCTCTTCTACCTCGTAATACTCAGCGACGTAGACGACATCATTCGATACCCACGGAAACAGCCATGTGTCGTTCGGATTCTGGAAAGATGGCAAGGTGTCCGGATCAATACCGTAATCCTCTGCGAACTCTTTCCAGCCATTGCGTGACAAGGCGTTAATCACCGTGCAGTGCTTAGCGTCGCTCTTATCCATCTGCTTGCTGTTGGCGTCCCATATGACGTGTGAGCAGGCCTCATGGATTGGCAGGCGTCTGATTACCTGATTGTTGCTTGTTGGGTCGTTGTCTTCGTACTGTGTGACCAGACGCCATGCACCAACGCCGGACTCTATCTGCTCACGAACGCCAACGTTAACGGCAATCTTTGCCGTGTTATGGCGCATATCAGTACGATACATCCCCATCAACACATCGGCTGCATCAGGATTAGCGCCGTCTTTGGGTCGGAAGAGAACGTCGATAGGGTTCCGGCGCATCTCTGCGACCAGTTTCCTGACCACTGGGCGAACAACATCGAATTGTCCGCGATATTGCAGGGTGGTGTAGTTTGATAGCCAGTCATCCCATTGCGACACTCGGCTAAAAAACAGGTCATTTGTCGCCTCGGTTCTGGCTTCATCGCTCGCCATCCAGTCTGCGTCAAACTTACACAGAATGGAATTGAGTCTGTTTTCGTCGGCCATTTAAGTTCTCCGTGCGATGGGCCTGATTGGGGCTGGTATCTTTTTCTCTTTTGGTTTTTTGATGTCGCGCATCATTTTGGCGAAGCGGCGCATCATGTATGCATAGCGAACGGCTGAGAGAACGTCGTCGTTAAGCTTGACGATCTTCCCGTTTTCATCACGGTGATAGAGGCGGAACTCCTCAAAGAATGGCTCACAGGTGTTGAATACTTTGAAGCGACCATCGAGCATCATGTCGCGCAATTCAGTGATGCCAGGCTCAACAGCATTACCGCCATCAGGCCATGTCGCATGCTCCTGCAACATCATAAAACCAGCATCTGCATACTGCCCTTTGAGCTGCTCACCGCCGCCCTTCTCATGCTGGTTTCCGTCATGAGGCCATGCTGTTGGCACTTTATGCGCCCATGATTTAACAGCTCCCCATGCCTGAACGGCTGTTTTTTCTTTCGCCTTCCACACGCGTGAAACGTAGATTGTGTCTGCGTCCTTATCCCACCAAAGCTGAACCTGCGCCTGCGGGTGATCCCATCCGAAATCCATCCCGCCAATTACGTAGAAGTGATCAGGGCACTCAAACGGCTGACACTTAATCGTCTCTTCCGGTATCTGGAAGATTCGCCCGCTACCCATCGTAGGAATACCGCGAGCACGCGCCTCTCTCTCATGCTCAGGATAGGATGCGATGATTTGCTCTTTCTGCTCGTCGGTGTAGTGCTCAGCGTCATAGATGGTCATGTTGACCACTTTCTGCGACTTGCTGGGATTCTTCAGGAACTTGGTAACAACGTCAGACATCCCCATCAGCGGGGTAAACGTCAGAATTGAGAATTGCCCGTATTTGTTGGTACGGGTAAGCCCTTCGCCATAAATGCTGTATGGTGGCTCTTCATCAAACCACACGCCGTGGATTGTGTCACCCTGCCAGCGAGCACGGCCTTGCGAGTATGGTTTGAAGTAGCAGATTGAAATGCCATCTTCAACGCCATCAGCCGTGTGATGCTTAACCAGAAGATGATCAACAAGGTTCGGAAAGAAAGGAGACTTCTTCCAGCTAATGATGTCCTCTTTCGGTATGGAACCGTAGCCTGGCTCACCATTCTCTTCGATACGACCGCACAGGATGCGTTGAGTCGTTTTGGTTACCGTCTCGTTTGTCTCGCCACCAATCCAGAAGACAACAGGCTCATAGAAACGCTTACCTTTCCACTCCCCACCATATTTACCATCAGCAGGATAGCCTTTTGTGCCCGGATAACGCCCTGTAAGGTGAAACGCGACTTCAGCAGCACCAGTAAATGACTTACCAAGCTGGTTACCAGCCATAAAACAGCGCTCTGGATAGTCATGCCCGGCGTCGATGAACTCACGCTGTTTGCTGTATGGCGTAAATTCATATAGCAGGTGTGTGTTCCGGTAGTTCTCTTCTTCTTCGAGTAGCTCGAGCAATTCGATTTGCTCTTCGTCGCTCAGGTTATCAAGAATCGCGTCCAGTTCCACGGTTGAATAGCTCCTTGATACGAGAGCGTCGCTTATCGCGATCTCCCTTATCAGGTGTCACGTCTTCAACTTGCGACTGCTCTTTGAGGCCCAAATCACGGGCGATGATGTTAGCGTTGAGAAGGTCAGCGGCTGCGCCAGAGAATTTCTGGTCGTAGATGATGTCTTCCGCTCGTGATGTGACGTCAGAAAAACCTTCCATTGACCGGAAGGTTCCCCATGTTTGCCTGGTGATATCAAGGAAGGTACACAATCCTGAAATAGTCATGGCTCGCATCTTAGGGACATTAGCCTTAATTATTTCTCCCTGATATGAAAATACCTTACCCTCCCATAGCGGGTTATCATCAGCCCACTCGAAGTATTCACAACAAGCTGCCCACAGCGCCTCAGGCGATTCGAATTTAGGATTTCGCCCATGACTACTGCGGGCCTCCCAAAATCGGTTGCCCTTTGGTGCTGCCATATTCATCTCACTTAATCGTTATTTCAGGTTGAGCATCATGCTCCGGTGGTGAACAGGTCTAACGCCTCCTTCGATTTACGCACCGCTTCGATTGTGCGGGTCGTGATATCTGAATTAGCGCCACCTGACTGGAAGTGAATTTTGAATAGCTCAAGCTTCAGCTCGTCAGTGCCAATGAACTGAAATGCTTCTTCTGCGGCTGCGTTCTGGTTCATGACCAGTTTGTAAATCTCTAACTGGAATTTCTGTTCTTCAGTCATGGGAATAATCTCTGCCATTGTTGGCTCCGTTTATCCGTTAAAAGGGATATCAGTTAAGTTATCCCGTGTAGGGTATAAGCCATTACCAAAGCCACTCTGTAGGGAATGGCTTTTGTGATGGCAATAAAAAAGGCCGCCTGAGCGACCTGTTAGTTGTTCACAACTTCCATTGAAGGTCCAGCATGTCGAAAAATGATCCGCATTTAGGGGGATTTTCTATTCTTGCCCTCTCTTCAGCCGCTTTGTAATAAGCCATTGGTCTTTTCACACCATCAGCACCAGTGATGTATTCAACGCCTTCCTTCGGATCTTTGTTCACGGAAACCATCGCAACCTCTTCCACTTGTTTATCATCGATTCAGCGGATGTCTTTCCATCAGTCCGCCACCACAAAGAATCTTTTTTGCCATAAGGCTGGAGGTTCATCTTTCAGTGGCTGCCAGTGTTATTTCCCCACTTTCTGGCTTGGGTTGTTTCGCGGTACTGCCGTAACTGGTTGCCCAGAATAAATTCCGGTTTCATTATCAAGCCCACCCGTAGATAGGCTTTGTAATGAACTGGCTCTTATCTCAACGCAGCCCCTTACCGCGCGCCAGATGCTCAACTTCAAGCATCAGCAATGAGATGTTTAATCTGGATTCACTCCAGAAGTGATCACCCCCCTGTCTACAGAGCCAGATGTGAAGGATGATGAGTAAAATTATCGCTATCATCGAAGGCATTGCGTCCTGATGTATTCCTGAAGCGTTCTCAGTGCTGTTTGGTCGCGGATAATTCCGTCCCGGATACCGAGAACGTTTCGTCCAGCAACTGGAGAGAGTTCGACGGTGGCATCATTGCCCATGCCGGAGGCGCTGGAGGTTTCGGCTGAGGATGGCACAGGGCATTTTCCTTTGACGAGCACCCGACCACCATTATCAAGCTTGCGCCGAAGAGCATCATTTTCAGCTTTCGCATCAGCTAACTCCTTCGTGTATTTATCATCGAGTGCATCAGCATCACGCTGGCGCTGCTGCATGTCAGTAATGGTGGCGTTCGCCTTCTCCAGTTCACTGGCCTTGTTATCACGCTGTTCTTTGTAGGCGATTGCATTATCACGGTAATGATTAACAGCCCATGACAGGCAGACGATGATGCAGATAACCAGAGCGGAGATAATCGCGGTGACTCTGCTCATACCTCAATCTCTCTGACCGTTCCGCCTGCTTCTTTGAATTTTGCAATCAGGCTGTCAGCCTTATGCTCGAACTGACCATAACCAGCGCCAGGCAGTGAAGCCCAGATATTGCTGCAACGGTCGATAGCCTGACGAATATCACCGCGATCAATCATCGGTAAAGCGCCACGCTCTTTAATCTGTTGCAGTGCCACAGCGTCCTGGCTTTTCGGAGAGAAGTCTTTCAGGCCAAGCTGCTTACGATAGGCATCCCACCAACGGGAAAGAAGCTGGTAACGTCCGGCGGCTGTTGATTTGAGTTTCGGATTTAGCGTGACAAGTTTGCGGGGGTGATCGGAGTAATCAGTGAACAGCTCGCCACCGACAATAACATCATAACCGTGATTTCTGGTTTTCTGCCGTCCGTTATCTGTTCCTTCTGACCACGCCAGCATATCGAGGAACGCCTTACGTTGATTATTGATTTCCACCATCTTCTACTCCGGCTTTTTTAGCAGCGAAGCGTTTGATAAGCGAACCAATCGAGTCAGTACCGATGTAGCCGATGAACACGCTTGTTATATAAGCGAGATTGCTACTTAGTCCGGCGAAGTCGAGAAGGTCACGAATGAACCAGGCGATAATGGCGCACATCGTTGCGTCGATTACTGTTTTTGTAAACGCACCGCCATTATATCTGCCGCGAAGGTACGCCATTGCAAACGCAAGGATTGCCCCGATGCCTTGTTCCTTTGCCGCGAGAATGGCGGCTAACAGGTCATGTTTTTCTGGCATCTTCATGTCTTACCCCCAATAAGGGGATTTGCTCTATTTAATTAGGAATAAGGTCGATTACTGATAGAACAAATCCAGGCTACTGTGTTTAGTAATCAGATTTGTTCGTGACCGATATGCACGGGCAAAACGGCAGGAGGTTGTTAGCGCAACCTCTTGCCACCCGCTTTCACGAAGGTCATGTGTAGAAGGCCGCAGCGTAACTATCACTGATGAATCCAGGATAGCCAGTGGCTACGGCTCAGTTATGGTGCTGGTTAACGGACTTGAACCGCTACCCATTCGCTTACAAGGCGACTGCTCTACCATTGGAGCTAAACCAGCATATTTGGCGGGACAGCGTGGACTCGAACCACGATAAGAAGGTTAACAGCCTTCCGTAATGACCTTTATACGACTGACCCAAATAAAAAAAGCCACCGTTGCAACTTAAGAGTCACTAACGGCAGCTTACCCTCTAATTATGGCTAAATGGCTAATTGCATGTCAAGGCTTTTAACAGCAACATGCTTAACTTTCTCAACACGTTTACGCATTTTGAAAGCATTTTGCATTGGTTGGTACAAAACAAATAACGACGCTTTCAGGATGTCGTCAATTTCGTTTCTACAGGTTGCCAGTGAAGGCTTTCTCCATCCCTCGCCACCACGTCCACACATCTTGCGTGGCTTTGCAGTCGCGTGATAGTAGGATGCAATTGATCGCTTAGATGAACCATGAGCGTAGTAGCTGAGGAGGATTCCAAAGGCTTTCTTGTCAATGCACATGACGGAATCGACGACCTGAGAAATCAACATTCCATCATCATCATTACACATTGGCCTTGTCATAACTCTTCCCGGCTCTACGCTCTCCATGAACTTCGCTATTACGCTGCTCATGCGCTTTTCCAGACGACCTGAATAAACCCATGCGCCCCACAGTTCAAGCCAGCCATTCAGCCACTCGTGCTGCTCTTTGGTGAGGTTTAGTTCTCTTATGCTCATCGTCTTCCCCTCTTGCCTTGTTTGACCATCAGGACGCCGTTAACTATTACGTGACGCTCACCTTTGCTGTCTCGGTTGTACTTGAGCACTGTTCCTCTTGCGCAGGAAAGCATCCTCGCCACTTCGGTCTGATTGTCTCGTGTCTGGATAAGAAGCTCTGGTATCGTTTGAATTGTGGCGTTCATGCGTTCTCCAGTTCGGTGATTTTTATTCCAAGCCGTCCGCCTGGTACTTTCCACCACGAATTACGCGAATGTCATCGAATTGCTCGTCGTCTTCCGCAAATCCGGCGTGGATAAGGGAATCGAGTAAACCTTTCAGGATGTTGTCGAGGTCGCGGCGGCGGGAGTCTGGAACGTCTGCGATGACTTTGATGCGGAGTCGTGATTTGGTGAAAATGTCTAACTTAAGTTGGCGGATGATTTGCTGAACGTCTTTTCGGTATTTCTGGCCTTTATCGCTTATGTAATATTGGCTTCCCCGTCTTCGCCAGTAGGTATTCACCGACGGCGGGTATGGAAGCACAAACTGATATTCGTTCATGACTTAATCTTCCCCTCCCTCAGCAGTATCGCCTGCGTCCTGATCACGCCTTCGAGGTGGTAAAGTCTGGCGTCTTTGTTGTCGATATTATGGGTGCGTCGGTCGATCTCCGCGTGGCAGTCACTACAAGCCCATGCACCGATCAGGTCGTCAGGCTTCATTCCCGTTCCGCAAATTCCAGCCATCCGGTAATGTGCCAGAACTGTAGTTTCAGGATTGCCATTGCATACGCCGTAAATACGTACCTGGCATTCTCTGTTGCGCGCTTCTTTGCGTAGGTTAGCCATTAAGCAGCCTCTCCTGTTACTTTCAGCATTCCGTTATCGAGCAGCTTTCTGGTCAGCCACTGTTGGCCACGTCCGGTGATTTTTGTAGTGAACGATATCTGTATTCCGTGATTTGTGTTGACCGCTGTTTCTTTCACTGTGAAATAGCCGCGATCCATATATTCCTGCATTGGCACATTGCGCCGGGAACCTGAAGCAATAAGGATTTTGTGATCGCGCATCCACGCAAACAGTTTGTTTGGACCAATTCCAACAACCTTTGCAAAGTTTCCAATCAAAATTCCACTGGCCTCGCCAACGCGATCGGCAAACTCAACTTTAGGTGCGGCAATTGCGAGCTGGTTTTCCAGTTGCATTTTCTGCTCAGCAAGGTTAGCAGCAAGGCGCAACGCTTCTGGTAGCGTTTTGGGGATATTAACCGCAGCTTCTTCAAGCTCTCGCCAACGGTCAACAAGGCGAGCGGTGAACTCTGGCGACAACTGGGCGACGACAATAATGCTGTCTCGCTTTCCTTGTTCGCCCTCGAAGACGTAGAAATCACGCTTCCCGGTAATAACACCTAAATCATTGATTATGTTAGTGTGCTGCAATGCAGGAGGCTTGATAACGCCACGTTTCACCAATCTATCTATGGATACTTTTACATTGCTATGGCGGCTTTCTACCAACTCAGCGATTTCAATGCTTGTCATTTTGATGGCATTGCCATTTATTAACTCATTCATCGTCTTCTTCCTCGAACATTGAGCTATTCGGATCGCTCATCAGTTCTGCGCAGCAGTGCTCACATACGTGAACTTCCAGCACATGCAGCTTCTGACCGCAATTAGCGCACGTTAAAGCCCGCTCGACGCTTTCTTGTTCGTAACTTCGATTTGGGTCAATCACCTTGTATTCCTCGCACGATTTCTTAGCCACCGGATATCCCACAAGTGAGCCGTGTAGTTGAAGGTTTTTACGTCAGATTCTTTTGGAATTGGCTTGCGTTTATTTCTGGAGCGTTTCGTTGGAAGGTATTTGCAGTTTTCGCAGATGATGTCGGTGAAACTTCGTCGCTGTCGTCTCATGTCGCCCTCCTGACGCCCTGCCCGATCGCCATCAATGCCGCTTTGGATACGGTAGTAAACATCCGTCGAGGACTGATGAACGGTCGCCAAATCAGCAGCATGGAGCCTTTGCTGTTTCCCTTCTTCTCCAGCCCCGTCGATGGTTCGATAAAATTAATCCGTCCATCAGTGATGATGCGAACTTCGTCAACGCTCTCCAGAGCCTTGCTGAACCATCCGACTGACATATCCTCTGGCACAAGCATCACTACCGTCTGTCGCTGTTGTATGCACTGCTCAGCAGCTTTTTCCACCCACGGCCTGATATTGCTGTACGGTGGGTTATTCCAGATTGCACCGTGGCTTACCCACTCAGAATTGAGCGCGTCGTCGGCCTCAGTTAGCCAGTGAGCGCACAGAGCATTTTTGTCGCTCGCTGCCGAATCCAGCCAGAATCCAAACTCAATATCCAGTGCATCAAAAAGCCAAAGCGGCGTTTGCCAGCAGTCCTTGTCGTGTGCCGGCGTATTTGATTTGATAGTCACTCTACTTGCCTCTCCTTTAGATCCAGGTACTCGCAATTATCAGGAATGGTTAGTCGTAATCCCTTCTGATGCGCCCACTGGTCAATATCGGTCAGATATTTGTGCATATCTCCAATATCAAGCTGACGTGTTGATTTAACGCATCGTGTAATATTAAAAATCGTCACCCTTTTAGCCGGACAAAACATATCTTTCAGCCACTCATGAACCTCTTCAGGCGTGAAGTTTTCAGCAGAAGCAGCAGATAACTGTGCGGCTATTTCTGCATTCCACACCCACATCAGATTGTTTTGTGACAATGTACGCTTCTCACGGTACTCAGATATTTTGATTCGCCAGCGTTTGCCGGTAGAGAGGATTTGTTTCAGAACTAACCAGAATTGTGATTTATTGGTTTCGTGCAGAATGAAATCATTCATCATCAGTCATCAAATCTAATTGCTGGATAATTCTGTCACACTGAAAATCATTATCGATTTTAACCAACCGGCGAAGAACGCGGTCACGCGGATAGATACGTGGCTTAGGGGCGTTTTTCTGTCTCTCGCCAGTCGGAAGTCTGGAAGCAGACCAGTACCGATTTGCACGACCAATGTTCTCCTGAAAGTCGGCGCGGACAAGCTCAGTCATCGAACTCATTTCTTAAAGCCTCCAATTACTCTCCCCCAAATAAAAAGGCCTGCGATTACCAGCAGGCCTGTTATTAGCTCAGTGATGTAGATGGTCATACGTCAGCCCCTTGTGCATATCGTCTGCCACGCGCAGCAGGTGCATTTGATGCTGTGCAAATCTGTCTGGCTTCATCCTGGTCACACGCAACAAAGTGTCCGTTGCAGAACCGCTGGTAAACCGTACCAAGTGAGCCAAAACGGTTTTTCGTCACGATGATTTCAGCAAATGGCGCGGCGCTACTGTTCTCGTCATATACAGCTTCCCGATAGAGCATGATGATTGAGTCTGCGTCCTGTTCAATGCTTCCTGAATCACGCAAATCTGCGTTTGTCGGGCGCTTGTTTGGTCGCTTCTCAACATCGCGTGAAAGCTGACTCAGGGAAATAACCGGTGTTTTCAGGTCTTTCGCCATCGCCTTCATGCTTCCGGAGATGTGAGCAATTGCGAGGTCGTTGCGGTCTGCTTTCGGCTTCTCAATCAGGCCAAGATAATCCGCCATGATGAGTGACAGGTTTGGATTTTCCTGTTTGTGCCTTTCTGCGATTGAGCGAATTTCTTCGACCGATAACCGCGAGGCATCGACTACCCATACATCCAAATCTGCAAGCTGACTCATGCCGTTAGCAACACGCGCCCAGCCTTCGTCATCCATCGATGCAGGATTTCGCAGTACGCTAACCGACATTCTCCCGGCGTTGGCAATGCTTCGCTCTGCAATCTGCAATGCGCTCATTTCCATTGAGAAAATCAATACTCCGCGCCGGACGTCAGAACCAGGAATAACGCGGCTTGCAACGCCTTCGGCAATCTTCAGCGCCAGTTCGGTTTTCCCCATACCAGGACGAGCAGCGATTATCACCAGGTCTTCTGCGTTCATCCCTCCGGTGATAGCGTCAAGCTCTTCGATTCCGGTCTTCAGGGTATCGGACTCTTCTCCGTTCCTCAGACGCCTGTCAAGCGTGTCAGTGTAGTCGGTGATGATTTCCCCTAACCGTACAGGTTTAACCTCGTCACGGGGCTTTCTGATAGCTGAAAGACGCTTTACGAGCTCGTCCATCGCCTGACTCGATGTATCGATGGTTCCGCTCTGAATTGGTTCACGCATTTCATCCATGATTTCCAGCACCAGACGGCGGTGATAGTTATCCGCGACCATTCCGGCATATCCCTTCAGGTTTGCGGCACTCGGGCAGTTTTTGCTGGTCATCAGGATTGACGTGAAATGCTCCTCTCCGCACGCCTCGGCAACCATCAGCGCGTCGATTAGGTTTCTGTTTCGCGCCTGCTTGCGGATAACCTCGAAGGCTTTCCGGTAGAGCGGAATTGAAAACGCTTCCGGCTCCAGCGTTGCCAGAACGTCGCTGGCGGTTGGTGTTAATCCACCAATCAGCAGGCCACCGATAACGCTCGCTTCGATATCCTGTTTCATGCAATCCCCCTGTCTGCAAACTTCCCTTCCCGAACTCCCGTTAACGAGTCTTCTCTCAGCAGGTAATCAAAATCAGCCGTCCAGCCCGTGTCGTTGTCTCCGAAGTAAAACGGCTTGGCCTGATGCACAAACGCCCTGACATACGCCCTGAAACCGTCCACGTTTGGCGTTTTCAGTTGCGGGATGATTTTCTTCAGGCGGCGTTTGCGTTTCTCGTTGACCGCAACAGCGTGTGGCAGTCTGTCACCGACTTCGGTGTTGTAGGCGTTCAGGAAGGATTCGTAGTCGATTCGTTCTGCCTTGCGACGTTCAGGTTTAACCTGCCCATCGCCTCCCCCATTGGGGGGTAGGGGGGTATTATTTATATTCTTGTTAATACCTTCTTGTTCATGATGTGCGGTTGTTTGTGCGGCTTCATGTGCGCTTTCATGTGCGGCATGTACGCTGAAAGCCGCGCCATTGCTGGCTTCATCATGTGCGGAATCATGTGCGGTTGTTTGTGCGGCTTCATGTGCGGGTAAATCGTCCATTTTTTGAGCATATTCATGGTAATTTGTGATGGTTATCACACGACCTTTTTGCTTCTCTCCATCAATGGAGATCATCCCCTCTTTCACAAAAACCTGAAGCATCCGCTCAACCTGATCACGGCTTGCTGGCTTGCCATGTCTGTCGCATAACTGAAGACCTAAATCAGCTGCTGTCACAACCAGTTGACCGGGTTGCAGATGCCATTCATTACCTTTGAAATTCGCTTTGTATGGCTTTCTGGCGGCATTCAGGAGAAGGTTTTCCCACAGGGTGCGAAGATAAACATCTTTCGCCCATGACTGTTTCAGAATGCTCCGGTACAACGGAATGTAACCAGTTTTCTGGTTCTCCATCCTGTTGCTCCTGCGCTCGTGTGCGGCGCTGAAATCGTAGATTTTTGCTGTATTGCTCATAACTACCTGCCTTGACGAAAGACCTTAAGAACATCGTTAAACTGACTTACGGATATGTCTTCTTTGAGAAGCTTTTCCAGAAATGCGTTTGGAATGAACGTATATCCCTCCTCTTTTGGTAGAGACGGGAGCAACGCCCTCGCCTCAGCCTTCAGAAGCTCAGTTCTGGCAACTTTCACAAAAGAGATTTGAGTTCTTTCATCAATGGAACGAAGGAAGCGCAAACGCTTAGCTTCTTTGTGTGTATCAGGTGGATTAAAGCCTTTGTTTCGCATATAATTACCTCGTTGGATGTTGTTAAAATTCCATTTGTATTTGATCAGAACGCTCGGTCTTGCACACCGGGCGTTTTATTTTTTTATGTGCTTCCATTTTTCACCTCTGCAAATGGCAGCTATATAATTTGGCGTTACTCCATATTTTTTTGATAATGCCCTTGTGTTGAATAAGGGGTGTCTTGGTATATATTCACTAATGATGTTTCTTACATCATCTTCAGTTAATTTTGCCCTACCATTCCTGCTTCCAAATGCCTGCCTTTTTCTCTCCACCATGTCATTTGCGTTTTGCTGACTTGTCCCAGCACATAAATGAGAAGGTAAAATACAAGAAGGATTGTCACATGCGTGACGAATTACTAAGCCATCTATATCTTCAAGCTGGATCCCTTTTGCCACACAATAAGCAAATCTATGAGCAAATACTTTTTTCCCATTAATCCAAACCCTTCCATAACCCTTGCTGTCCTTTAAACCGCCAAATTCCAAACACGGAGTCATAAGACCATCCTTAAAAATTCATGGTTAACTGATTCTCAGCGAAAATATCCGCCGGGCGTTTTTTATTGGTGAGAATCGAAGCAACTTGTCGTGCCAATCGAGCCATGTCGTCGTCAACGACGCCCCATTCAAGAACAGCAAGCAGCATTGAGAACTTTGGAATCCAGTCCCTCTTCCACCTGCTGATCTGCGACTTATCAACTCCCACAGCTTCCGCTGTCTTCTCAGTTCCAAGCATTGCGATTTTGTTAAGCAACGCACTCTCGATTCTTAGAGCCTCGTTGCGTTTGTTTGCACGAACCATATGTAAGTATTTCCTTAGATAACAATTGATTGAATGCATGCAAATAAATGCATACACCATAGGTGTGGTTTAATTTGATGCCCTTTTTCAGGGCTGGGATGTGTAAGAGCTGGAATGTCTTAAGCGGCTTTGTGTTCCGGCGGGAACACGTCATCAAGACTGACTTTTGCGCCTAACTTGTTTAGGCACTCAACAAGAGCACGGCATGTTTTAAGGTCTGGGAAGCGACGACCAGATTCCCAATGTCCGATAGCTCCCTGTGTGCATCCAACCGCCTTAGCAAGTGTTGTTTGAGAGATATTCAGTGACTCTCGATATTTACGTAGGTTGCTCATATGCCCTCCATAGTAACCATGAGGCAATAATACGATATGTACTTTTGGAATGCAAACAAAAAATACATCTTGTGCATGGATGGTTTTAGTACAGAGCGTAATAATAAGGATATGAAAATGAAATGGTATGAACTGGCTAGATCCAGAATGAAAGAGCTCGGCATAACTCAAGAGAAGTTGGCTGAAGAGCTTGGTATGACGCAGGGTGGAATTGGTCACTGGTTGCGCGGATCTCGTCATCCATCTCTTGACGAGATTGGTGTGGTGTTTAAATACCTTGGTATTGATAACGTCTCATTCAACCACGACGGTACATTTTCACCTGTTGGCGAATACTCATCTTCCCCCGTTAAAAAACAATATGAGTACCCTGTTTTTTCTCATGTTCAGGCCGGGATGTTCTCGCCTGAGCTTAGAACCTTTACCAAAGGTGATGCGGAGAGATGGGTCAGCACAACCAAAAAAGCCAGTGATTGTGCGTTTTGGCTTGAAGTTGAAGGTAATTCCATGACCGCACCAACAGGATCCAAGCCAAGCTTTCCTGACGGGATGTTAATTCTCGTTGACCCTGAGCAGGCTGTTGAGCCAGGTGATTTCTGCATAGCCAGACTTGGTGGTGACGAGTTTACCTTCAAGAAACTGATCAGGGATAGCGGTCAGGTGTTCCTACAGCCACTAAACCCGCAATATCCAATGATTCCATGCAATGATAGCTGTTCCGTAGTAGGGAAAGTTATCGCCAGCCAGTGGCCTGAAGAGACATTTAGTTAACAGCCTCACCACTCTAAAACACACAACAATAACCCGACCTTAGCGTCGGGTTTTCTTTTTCCAAAATATAAACCAATTAAATACAAAGCGTTATAAAAAACTAATTATATTTAGAACATTTTGTATTGACTCGATAAAGTACAAATCGTACTATTTAGCCATCAGCAGGACGCACTGACCACCATGAAGGTGAGGCTCTTAAAAATTAAGCCCTGAAGAAGGGCAGCATTCAAAGCAGAAGGCTTTGGGATTGGATGAATGAGCAGGCTGATGCTCGACCAATGTATAAACAGCGCTCATGGCAAGCAGTAACCAATCTGCGCCTCAAGACAGCGTCACTGGTAGTGCGGGCGCTCTAACCAGTAAGCCGGGGTTCAGCGCCGGCCATCCAATCACCAAAGCTAACTGACAGGAGAATCCAGATGGATGCACAAACACGCCGCCGCGAACGTCGCGCAGAGAAACAGGCTCAATGGAAAGCAGCAAATCCCCTGTTGGTTGGGGTAAGCGCAAAACCAGTTAACCGCCCTATTCTCTCGCTGAATCGCAAACCGAAATCACGAGTAGAAAGCGCACTGAATCCGATAGACCTTACGGTGCTGGCTGAATACCACGAACAGATTGAAAGCAACCTGCAACGTATTGAGCGCAAGAATCAGCGCACATGGTACAGCAAGCCACGCAGTGAAATGGGTGTGACTTGTGTTGGTCGCCAGAAAATGAAATTAGGCAGCAAACCACTTATTTGAGGTGAGATATGGAATTTCATGAAAGTGCGATTTGTGATTTTCGCGCTAACGCAAATTCAGTAAAACCACAGCCAATTGCAGTTCTTTTTAAAACAATGGGTGCGTGGGCTGTTTTATGCTTCGCCTCTGATGACACTGACGCAAGAATGGCAATAGGCCAAGAGATGGAGATGGATCCGACAAACGATGAATTCATAATTTATGGCGCTCCATCTAATTACTTACTTGATACCTGCAACATTTACAACAAGGCTGCCTGATGGTGGCCTTTATTTTTGGCATAAACAACAGAGGCTAACATGGAATTTAAAGGTACTGAAGGTAAGTGGGAAATAATGATGGATGGCGATGAGATTAAAATCATCCAGGCAGACTCACTTGAAAATGGCGCAGGCTGGCGTTCGTATATTGCAATCTGTGAGGAAGTTCAATGCATTGAAGATGCCAATCTAATAGCGGCAGCACCTGACCTTCTCGAAGCACTTCAGTTATTACTTAAGCAAACCAAAAATAGAACAACGACAACATATCCAGAATGGTATGGAGCTGTTAATAAAGGTCTTGCAGCAATCAGAAAAGCTCTTGGGGAAGAATGATGAATAAGAAATACATTGTTGAAGTTATAGAGCGAGAAACGAAAGAAGTAATCAAACATTTCGAATTTGATAATTATAGAAAAGCTGACCGCGTAGAAGAAGGATTGTTGCGACAAAGTAATCTCGAAAAATTTGATGTTGTCATGCGATGCGAATAAGCGCCTATAGCAGATTTACGAGTCTGCTATGTGAGCAATGTCGCTCGTAACTAAACAGGAGCCGACTTGTTCTGATTATTGGAAATCTTCTTTGCCCTCCAATGTGAGGGCGATTTTTTATCTGTGAGGATATGAACAGATGTCAAACATCAAAAAATACATCATTGATTACGACTGGAAAGCATCAATAGAAATTGAAATCGACCATGACGTAATGACAGAGGAAAAACTTCACCAGATTAATAATTTCTGGTCAGACTCTGAATACCGACTCAATAAACACGGCGCTGTATTAAATGCTGTATTAATCATGCTGGCGCAACATGCTCTGCTTATAGCAATTTCGAAAGACTTAAATGCATATGGTGTTGTTTGTGAGTTCGACTGGGATGATGGAAATGGTCAGGAAGGATGGCCTCCAATGGATGGTAGCGAAGGAATAAGAATTACCGATATCGACACATCAGGAATATTTGATTCAGATGATATGACTATCAAAGCCGCCTGAGAGCGTTTTTAAAGAATACAACGAAGGAGGATATATGAGTGAAGTAACAGATTTAGTTGTTATTGAAAAAGCAAATGCAATGACTGTATTTCAGTCTTCCGACCAGATTGAAGAAATCCTTCAAAAGGTTGAACGTGAAGTTATGTCCTTTGTGCCTGATATCACAACGGCAAAGGGCAGAAAGGAGATCGCTTCTCTGGCGTATAAAGTTGCGCAGACGAAAACATATCTCGATGGTCTTGGCAAAGACCTTGTTGCTGAACTGAAGGAAATTCCAAAGCTAATTGATGCCAACCGCAAGACAGTGCGTGATCGCCTTGATGAGCTGAAAGCCAAGGCACGCCAGCCTCTTACTGATTATGAGGAAGAACAGGCGCGGATTAAAGCCGAAGAAGAAGCTAAGGCAGCAGCTGAAGCTCTCGCAAAGCAAATTGAGTCTGACCATGAAATAGCGATTTTGATGGATCGCGAATTTGACCGCCAAAGAGAAGAGGCAAGACTCAAAGCGGAGCAGGAAAAGCGAGAGCATGAAGAACGATTAAAAAGAGAAGCTGAAGAGAAAGCCAGAGCAGAAGCCGAAGCAAAGGCAAAAGCCGAAATTGAAGCAGCAGCAAGGCGAGAAGCAGAAGCTAAGGCCGCAGCAGAACGTGCAGAGCGTGAACGCATTGAAGCCGAGCAACGAGCACAGCGCGAAGCAAAAGAGGCAGCAGAACGAGCTGAAAGAGAAAAGCAGGCAGCAATTGAAGCAGAACGCAGAAAAGCACAGGAGGAGGCTGAACAAATCCGTCGCGATGCTGAAGCAAAAGAGCAAGCCAGAATAGCAGAAGAAAAAAGAATCAAGGACGAAGAAGAGCGTAGAGCAAAGGATAAAGATCACCGGAAAGAAGTAAATAACAAAATACTTGCTGACCTTATCAAGGTTGGCGCATCAGAAGATGTTGCTAAAAATATCATAACAGCCATCGTAAAAGGCGAAGTATTCGCAACAAAAATAACCTACTAATAAAACCAACATAAGGAACCACCCATGATTTACGCAATCGCGGGAGGCGCTCGCATGGGTGCCTTCCAACTAAATGAATCTTTACTTGAACGAATCACCCGTAAATTACGTGACGGATGGAAAAGAGTTGAGGTCTTATTATGCGCAATGAAATAGCCATCAATCACCAGATGCTTCGTGCTGCACAGAACAAAGCAGTAATAGCCAGATTTATTGGTGATTCAAAAATGTGGCTTGAAGCAAATAAAGCGATGAAATCAGCTATCAACCTTCCGTGGTATCGCAGGAAATGAGTTTTACAGATAACTGGTCAGACGAAGAATTCATTCGTCAGATGAAAGAATTAATCGGTAACGAAGGAGATATTCATGTCACTTGCAACCACAGTGAAGGAGAGCAAGTTACAGAGACGCATGTACACGCAGAAAGCTCTCTGGTATCGCCATAATGGTGACCGCGAAGGAATGCGGGTATGCCTTAATTTGTCCCGAGTCGAAGTATTAAATCAGCGTTATTTCCTTGGGCCGTGTCCATTCTGAGGTGAATTATGGATTTGAACAAATTCGATGAGCCATTCAGCCCTGAAGATATCGAATGGCGAATACAGCAAAGCGGTAAAACACGCGATGGCAAGGTGTGGGCTATGGTGCTGGCTTATGTCACGAACCGGGCAATCATGAAACGCCTGGACGATGTTTGCGGCAAAGCAGGATGGCGCAATGAATACCGCGATATTCCCAACAACGGCGGAGTTGAATGCGGCATATCAATCAAGATTGATTCCGAATGGGTAACCAAATGGGATGCTGCTGAAAACACGCAGGTAGAAGCCGTCAAAGGTGGTCGTTCCGGTGCAATGAAGCGTGCTGCCGTTCAGTGGGGAATCGGTCGGTATCTGTATAACCTTGAGGAAGGTTTCGCACAAACATCTCTCGATAAAAAGCAGGGGTGGCACAGGGCAAAACTGAAGGATGGAACAGGATTTTACTGGTCCCCTCCATCGCTGCCGGGATGGGCAATCCCAGCATCAGATAACAAACCATCACCAGAAAATACCAACCAGAAATCTCCATCGGTTGACTGCGAACAAATCCTGAAAGACTTCAGCGATTATGCGTCAACAGAAACTGACAAGAAAAAACTCATCGAGCGTTATCAGCGTGACTGGCAATTAATGGCTGGCAACGAGGAGGCGCAGGCTAAATGCGTTCAGGTAATGAACATCAGAGTTAACGAACTAAAACAGGCGGCATAGATGGCAAGCAGAGGCGTAAATAAGGTGATTATCCTTGGTCGGGTAGGACAAGACCCGGAAGTTCGATACTCACCATCAGGAACAGCGTTCGCTAACCTGACAATAGCCACGTCAGAACAATGGCGAGATAAAAATACTGGCGAGCAAAAGGAATTGACTGAATGGCATCGTGTTGCTGTATCCGGGAAACTGGCTGAGGTCGTGGGGCAGTATGTGAAAAAAGGTGATCAGATTTATTTCGAGGGAATGCTGAGAACCAGAAAGTGGAAAGACCAGTCAGGGCAAGACCGTTACACAACCGAGGTTCATGTCGGAATTAATGGCGTGATGCAAATGCTTGGCAGCATTGGCGACAGCAAACAACAAGCAGCCAGCAGGCAATCACAGAAGCCACAGCAGCAATCATCACCAGCACAACACAACGAACCTCCGATGGATTTTGACGACGATATACCCTTTGCACCAGTAACTCTCCCCTTCCCTCGTCACGCTATTCACGCAATTTAATCAGGAGAAAATCATGCCAGCGCCTCAGTATGGTGCGGATGACCCGCGCCGCTGTTCCGGCAATTCCGTATCGGAGGTGCTGGATAAATTCAGGAAAAACTACGACCGGATAATGTCGCTACCGCAGGAAACGAAAGAGGAAAAGGAATTTCGCCATTGTATATGGCTTGCAGAGAAAGAAGAACGCGAGCGAATTTACCAGACATCAATCCGACCATTCCGCAAAGCCACATATACCAACTTCCCTGAATATATCGACCCGCGCCTGCGTAATTACCGCTCACGCTATGGCGCTATCAGTAATGACTGAGGAATTTACCATGAGAGGACTTGCATACAATCCCGGCATTCTTCCGGCAGAAATGATTATTCGCCAACGCGTAAAGCCAATGCCATCGAGAGAGGAATTGCTTAAGAGAAAGAGTTTCGGTTCTGTTAACGACAACAGATATCTGAATGCGACGTGGCGCAAAGGAGGCAACCAGTGAGTAATTCAGCACGACTACAGCTTGGTTTTTCACCGCTATCAAAAACTATCATGCTGGCAAAAATGCGCGATGTTGAAGGTGGACGTATGCGCGTTGGCAATGATCCAGGTCGTGATGTTACCAATGAGGCTGCTCAATTGGTGTGGCGACTGGTCATGGCTGAAGGTGGTGAGATCGCGTGGGAGCTGGATGATGGTTCTCGCATGGTGTTGAAGGCAGAAAAGCAGGAGGCAACCAGTGAGCAAGATTGACTATCAGGCACTGCGTGCCAAGGCAGAAAAAGCAACGTGTGGTGTATGGTCGCTCGAATATGGAGAGAGCCGATTTGATTGTGATGATGCGCTAATTCATCGTGACGTTGTTGGATATCTTCCCATTTGCAGAATTGAAGGAGCGCATCCTGAAAGCGGTTTCGATGAAGATTTCCAAATGGAACAGCAGGCCAATGCTGAATTCATCGCCGCAGCTAATCCGGCTACCGTCTTGGCATTACTGGATGAACGGGAAAGAAACCAGCAATACATCAAACGCCGCGACCAGGAGAACGAGGATATTGCGCTAACGGTAGGGAAGCTGCGCGTTGAGCTGGAAGGCAAAGACAGCAAAATAGCCAATCTTACCGCCGAACGCGATGCTCTTCGTGAAGGTGAGATGGGCGACGCTAGGCATAGCAACACACGGGCCGCAGCTGATATCTACTTCCAACTGGTCGAGGAGTGCGAAATTCCTGCTGGCGGTTCTCTGGTCGAGTACGTTGACGATATGCGAGAGAAGCTGGAAGCCTCAGAGAAGCGCATTGCAGAACTGAAAAGCAACGAAGTCCGTGAAGTCGGAAATCAGTTTCTTGTTGTTCGCCATCCTGGGAAAACTCCTGTCATCAAGCACTGCACTGGTGACCTGGAAGAGTTTCTGCGGAAGTTAATCGAACAAGACCCGTTAGTAACTATCGACATCATTACGCATCGCTATTACGGGATTGGCGGTCAATGGGTTCAGGATGCAGTTGAGTATCTGCATATGATGTCTGACGCTGGCATTCGCATCAAAGGAGAGTGACATGACCACTTTTACCGACAAAGAACTGATTAAAGAAATCAAAGAGCGAATCGGCAGCCTGGACGTGCGAGACAATATTGAGCGCCGTGCTTATGAAATTGCTCTGGCATCGCTGGAAGCAGAGCCGGTGGCGTGGATGCGTGATGACGCAGATGGTCGTGAGTATAACGCTCGCAATGAATTTTCTGGTGGAGGGGGAGGAGTTCCACTCTACGCCACCCCTCCAGCGCCAGTAGTACCGGAAGAAAAACCAATTCCTAATCCTCTTAGCATGTACGCGGTTGATGCGGTTGCCGCTATTGCAGAGGTAAGAGGCTGGAACGCCTGCCGCGCTGCCATGCTTCATAGTGCCGAACCTGCAAGTAATCATGAAGAGTTGCCGCTTGATTATCTCCAAGGTCAAAAAGATGGTCTTGAATGGGCTGCGCAGCTTGCAGAAGCAAATCACCCACAAACTGGCGACTGGCTTTACGATGACCCGCTGGAGCTGGCTAAAGCTATCAGAAAAGGTCCTGACATGCCCGAATTCGATGGACCAACTCCGGTAAATCCGGATGGTTGGATAAGCTGTAGTGAGCGAATGCCGGAAGAAACGGGTGACATTATTGTTGTTTCGGATGGCATTGTAATGTCAGGGATTTCTTATTCTCGTCGTGACGGGTTCTATATAGCCGCATTGGAGTACGACGACGATGAGCCAATTGGCGGTGTAACCCACTGGATGCTGCTACCGGAGCCGCCGCAGGAGGTGAAGTGATGGACTCCTTCGCGAAATATACGATTATTGACTGGATAGCATTCCTTCAGGTTTTGCTCATCTGGTTTTATATGGCTTACAGGAGTGGACAGTGGATTGTCAGTGTAGCCTGTAGCAAGGGATGGCGTTGGTGGAACCGAAAGAATAAAAAAGCACTGGCATTGGATTCGTTTTACGAAGCATTCAATCTTAACAGCCTTCAGCCTGGTTCTGTCATTGTAGTCACCACTCAAAGCGGCATGACGATACAAATTCACAAGCCAAAGGAGGAAGGTCGTGGCTAACCTGCAACTTGCCGTTAAAGGTGAATAACAATCCTCGCACTCGCGGGGATTTCTTTTATCTGAACTCGCTACGGCGAGTTTTGTTTTATGGAGATGATAAATGCACTTCCGAGTTACAGGTGAATGGAATGGAGAACCATTCAACAGAGTTATCGAAGCCGAGAACATCAACGACTGCTATGACCACTGGATGATATGGGCGCAGATAGCACATGCAGACGTAACCAATATTCGAATTGAAGAAATGAAAGAACACCAAGCCGCCTGATGGCGGTTTCTTTTTGCCTGGAGAATTAAGATGACCGATACCAGCCTGATTCCTGAGAAAGAAGTGATGAACAAGCTCGGTGTTTCATCACGTCAGACAATCTGGAACTATACCAAACGGCACGGATTTCCGAAGCCAGTCAGAACCCACCCCAAATCATACCTTCGTGAAGCTGTTGAAGGGTGGATTCTTAACGGTGGCGTTAACCAGAAATGTTCCTGATGTGCCAGAACAATTTATCAGCGTGAAGCTCATACGCTTTGCGCTGAGCCTCTATCCAATCGTGTTTATTGTACACGGACATTATCCCGCCAAGTTCATGACCGAGCATTCGCTCAGTAACATGAGGCTCGACATTCATCTCGGACAGACGTGTAACAAGCGTTCTTCTGAAATCATGTGTTCGCCAGTAACCTATATCCATCCCTCCCCTTATTCTATTTACGAATCGGTTGGCTGCAGCGATGCTGATCGGTTTGTTTATGTCTTCTCCAGGGAAAAGAACATCATTGTACGTTGTCATGGCCTTTTCGAGGAAAGGCTTAATTTGTTCGAAGATTGGACGGCGGATAACATTACCCATCTTGCTATGCTCTTTCGGTACGGTCCATACGTTTTCCAGCAGGTCAAATTCTGTCTTTGTTGCCAGCCTAAGCTCTGAGAGCCTCGCCCCCCACAGCATAAGCATCTGATGAAGGAGCTTATTTGACGTAGACGCACGGCTTCTTTCAATAGCAATCCAAATCTTAGCCAGTTCGTGATACGACAGTACCCGATCCCCTACCTCAGCGCGGGAGCCGAAGTCCCTTGGCTGGATGCTCATAATTGCGCAACTATCTATCAACTGACGCCGCATGCACCAACTAATTGCTGATCTTAGTTGACTTAGCACCTGCCTTGCTCGGCGTGGATTATCTTTTTCTTCTTCGGTAAGCAGGTCAACCCATTGCTTAACCGTGATAGAAGATGCCGGACGATTAGGGAAGGCGTCATGCATGCGCTTCATAACCGTTGATCGGTAAAGTGCCTGGGTCTTTTCTCTGAGAGTTGTAGAGACGTAGTTGTCGAACCAGTAGTCGAGACACTGGGCGACCGTCATGGAGTTCTCCACCTTCTCTTCAAAATAGGTGCGTGGATCCGTTCCTGAGAAATAGAGCTTTCGCAAGTCAGCAGTGATCTGTCTGGCATCCTTCAAAGACAGGGATGGGTATCGACCAAGCCCAAGGCGATTAGGCTTGCCATGCCAGCGATAGCGGTACTGGAACTGGATGACCCCCTTCGGTGAAATTCGTACGCTGAGGCCATCTGCATCAGCCACTTCTTGTGGGCCCGAATATGGTTTACCATAAATAGTACGCAGTTTTGTGTCGCTTATAGCCATAAATAATATTTGGTACGCTCAAAAATAATGGTTTGGTACACATCTGGTACACAATATCACATGGACAACAGCGCACAGTAAACAACTATATTTGACGTTCGTAGACATACTCAGGTGAAAAAATGGTTGTTTTTCGAGTTATAACAGACAGTTAATTAACTACAGTGGACAATGCTAGACAATGACAGACACAGATAAACAACCTACCTTCCTCTTTCACGATTACGAAACCTTTGGAACGCACCCCGCGTTAGATCGCCCTGCACAGT